CGTCTGCACCGTGTTGTGGTGGTTGCTTAAACTGTTATGACCATCGCTATACTCTACGAACCTAACGGTAAACAGTATGCTACCGAACGGTTCAAGACTGATGCGGAAGCGCATAGCTGGGCGCGTAGCACCGTTGACTACGCTCGATCCGTTGCCACGCAGTCCCAATTGCAACGGCGCAAGTTGCTTCAACCTTGGAAACTAACCCTTAACCCTTAACAACAAAGGGCAGGCACTGATCTGCCCTTATCTAACAGGAGATATATGTATTCAGCAGAACTCGTGAAGGCGATTCAGATCGCCATCAATGCCCGTGTCCCTATGTGGATCTGGGGACCTACCGGAGTAGGAAAGTCCAGTATTATCCGCATGGTAGCCAAGGCTACCGAACGGGATCTGATTGACCAGCGGCCAGTCATGCAAGACCCAGTTGATGTTGGCGGTTTGCCTGTCGTAAAAGACGGGTACTGTCATCGCGTTCTCCCCTCTTGGCTCCCCAAGCATGGCAATACTCTGATGGTAATCGAGGAACTTCCTGACGCGCCTATGTCCGTGCAGTGCGCCTACTACCAGCTAATCCTGGAACGCCAGCTTAGTGACTACCATGTGCCTGACGGCGCTTACATCTGCGCGACAGGCAACCGCGCCCAAGACGGTGGCAACTACAACCAACCACCCGCTCCGCTCCTCAATCGCTTCCTTCATATTACTCTGGAATCTGGCTACGATAGCTGGGCCGGATGGGCGGCTAAGGGTGACGCCAACATGACCGTGGAACTTATCCCGGCCAAGCCTATCACCCCGCATATCCGTCCTGAACTCCGGGCCTTCTTTGCCTTCCGTAAGAATCTCTTAGTACAGAAGCCGATCAAGTCGGAGTTTGCTTTCTGCACTCCTCGCTCTGTTGAGATGCTCTCTCGCATCCTCGACCAGGAACCTAGCGACGACATCGCATCCGACCTGATCAACGGATTGATCGGTATGGGTGTGGGCATAGAGTTCCTGGGGTTCCTCAGGACATGGCGCTCTCTGCCCCTCATCTCCGCGATTGTAGCGAACCCCATGGCAGTGGATATCCCCACCGATCTCAGCGCCTGTTACGCTACGGCGGTTTATCTGGCGGCGAACTGGAAGCCTGCCAACGGAGATGCTCTCTGTCAGTACGTCCGGCGATTGGCCCCAGAATACGGGTGCCTGTTCCTTCGGGACCTAGATGCCAGGAATAAAGAAGCGATGGCATCCCGTGGGGTGATTGCCATGCTGAACCTTCCCCAGTTCAACGATCTGATGTTCTAGTTGTATAAATTTAGACAAATCCAATAGGAGCAAATATGTTATCCCAGAAAGCTATCCTCGTTCGTTTCTCCGTCTCGCAGTGGACGGCCCGGAAGTTTGATAAGAAGGCCACGCAGGAAGTCGAGGCCAATCACGGCGCGAACAAACACGCCGGAGAGGTGGGCCGCTTCAACAAGCAACTCGCCTCGAAGAAGTACATGGCAGATATGTCTGCCAACATCTCAGCCGCACGAGAGTTCCACTACAAGCAGACGCTCCCCTGGCAGGACGCTGAGGGGGTCCGCATCCTCCCCATCAATAACTTCTCAACCTATCAGCAGGCAATGTCTGAGTACAGGACCAAGCATGAGGGCCTGCTTGACACGTTCGTGAAGCAGTACCCTGACGTAGTAGACGAGGCCAAGTATCGGCTCAACGGGTTGTTCAACATCGAAGACTTCCCGCCCGTCAGCGAGATCCGATCTAAGTTCTCCTGGGAGATCTCCTTCTCCCCTGTCCCTGAGTCTGGCGACTTCCGGGTATCCCTTGGGCAGGAAGTCCTGAAGCAGATGGAGGCAGATCTCTCCAAGCGGTTGTCTCACAACTACAACGAGGCCTGTATGGATCTCTTCCAGCGCATCCAGTCGCAGACTGCGAACATGGCAGAGCGGTTGGAGAATTATCAGGGTACTCGTGAGGGTTCCTTCCGTGACTCTCTCGTAAGCAACGTCCGGGAATTAGCGCAGCTACTGCCCAAGCTGAACGTGTCGGGCGACAGGCGACTCTCTGACCTCGCCATCAGGATCGACAAAGAACTCTGCGAGTACGATGCCCAAGTCCTGCGTGAGGTGGATGGCGCTCGTGCTGATGTCGCCAAGTCTGCCAAGTCCATCGCACAGGAAGCCGACGACATCATCGCAGAGATGCGCGGGATGTTCGCATAGGGGGATATATGAAAGCAGCGCAGAAGATCGTAAGACAACAGATTCGTATGGCGCTAGGGGGGGAGTGCTTCTTCGGAAGCCTCGCCCTCCGCTTCCCTTGGGTCGAAGACAATACCTGCCCTACGATGGCAACAGACGGGCAGAGGTTCTACTTCAATTCCCAATTCGTTGAGAGCATAACGGAGAACGAAGTCAAGGCCGTCATCATCCACGAGATCATGCACGTTGCCCTGATGCACCCTTTACGGGTCAAGGGGCATGACCATCGCAGGGCGAATATAGCCATGGATTACGCCATCAATCTCTTGATACGAGATGCTGGGTATCGGTTGCCTTCGATGGCTTTACTGGATGACCGATACAAAGATATGTCGTGGGAGCAAATCTATAAACTACTGCCCGAGCAGAAGAAGGACAAGAGCAAAGACGGTCAAGGTCAAGGCCAAGGCCAACCTGACTTCAGCAACGGCGATGTCCTGCCTTGTCCCGGCACGGCAGAGGAACTCTCTGCGGCGCAGGAGCATATCAAAGTCTCTGTCGCGCAAGCAGAGCAGGCGGCTAGAGCAGTAGGTAAACTCCCTGGTTGGTTGCAGGATCTTCTGGCGCTGGCTAGAGAGCCTGAGGAAGACTACACCTATCTCTTTGAGAAGTTCATGGCACCTATGTTCCCTAAGGATTACACTTGGCAGCGCCCTTCCCGGCGCTTTATCGGGCAGGGTATGTACCTGCCCAGCATGATGAAGGATGGCGTGGGTACTCTCGTTGTCGGTCTAGATACCAGCGCCAGCGTATCGAATCACGAGCTATCTGGGTTCCTGGGTCTCATTAACCACTTCCTGGAGCGGGTCAAGCCTGAGATGACGCACGTTCTATACTGCGACACCTCAGTCTACAAACACGAGAAACTCAAGCCGGGACGGCCGATGGAACTCGAAGGGTTCCAAGCGCAGCGTGGCGGGACTCGCTTCGCTCCTGTCTTTCGGCACGCAATCGAGCATGACCTCAAGCCTAAGGCTTACGTCTATCTGACAGATATGGAGTGCGACGACTTTGGTCCTGACCCTGGCGTCCCCGTCCTTTGGATGCAGGTAGGGAGTAGCGCATACGCTGCCCGTCCTCCCTTCGGCCAAGTCATCAGGATCAAGAGCTAAGGCAGTTCGTAGTATGTGCTGGTAGGGATGTCGTACTTCAATCGCGTCATCCCCTGCTTCCCGACCCATTTGAACCTACACTTCCAGCAGTGGATTTCAACGTATCCATCTGCATCTTTACGGTGTACTGTTAAGCCGCAGTCCGTCTTGTTAAACCAGTGGGCGCTACCTGAGATGTCGTAGCCACCAGGGATAGGCGCCCCCCCAAACGCCTGCATCTTCTGGGGATGCGCCACGAACCATACATGGATATTAGATGCCTTAGCAAAGGCTGAGATCTTGGAGAGCATCCCAGAGACTGCATCTGTTTCGCTTTGCTTGTCGCCCCTGCCGAGCTCCAGGCAGTTGTACGGATCTATGACTAGGCCGTCTATTCCGTAACGCATGACAGCCGCATGGGCGCGATCCAACAAGCTATCTACGGTGGGCAGGTCTCTGCTGGTAGAGAAGTCGATGAACGTGAAGTGAGTCTTGCACCAGTTGATTGCCTCCTGGGCTTCCTGCTTTGTCATGGATCCGGGCCATTGCGAGAAGAACGGTTTCTTTAAGTGCATCTCAGATAGCTTCGCGATATGCTTCGATGGTTCGTTCTCCATGGATGCAATAGCGAACTTCCAGTTATCCTGGTGCGCCAAGTTGACCATGATCTGGTCGAGGAAGTTGCTCTTACCTGAGGAAGGCACGCCTGTAACGACGGTCATTTGCCCACGCGCCACGGTGTACAGGTTGTCTACTCCGGCGAACCCAGTACTCTCCCCTCTACCGTCACCCTTGGTGAATAGCTCCATCACTTGATCGAAGTAGTGATCGGCAGTGTAGAGACTGGTAAGGGGGATGGGCTTTGCCTCTGCGAGGGCAGTGCGCAACAGATCCTCACCTTGCAGGAGAGTATCGTTGGCATCCTTGCACCCCTTCGGGTAGACAACAGTCTGGCATTTGCTCCTGCCCAATCTCCGCGCCAGTTCTTCGCAGAGATTCTTTCCCGGCGCATCTGAGTCTACGCAGAGGACGAACTGCTTAAACCGTGCCAGGAAATCTTCCAAGTCTGCGATCCAGGAGAACCGCTGGGAGTTGCCCTTCTCGCCCCTTGCTGGCGCTCCCGCAGGAACCGATACCCAATTAGGTATCCCTACTTGTGCCACAGATAAAGCGTCAATCTCTCCTTCACAAATGACGAGAGGCCGGGAGGTATCAAAGGTCTGATGGAGACCGTAGAGCAGACCTCCCGCTCCGGCGTCCTGCGAGAACGCCTTCGTCGCAACAGATCTGTACTTCGATGAGGCCAGCGTGCCTTCCATGTCGTAGTAGGGGAACGCAATACAATCCTGATCGCCCCCAGTTCTCATGAACTTTCGGGTAGAGAAGAGCTTGCCAAGGTTCGCAGTCTCTAAAGAGATGCCTCTCTTCTGGAGGTAGGCAACGTGATCCGCAAGCAGACGGACCTCTTCATGTGCTTCCGGCGCAGCAGAAGAGACGGGAGCATCAGGAACAGGGTCATCCTCGAATAAAGCATCTAACTCTTCTATGTTCATATCTTCTCCGTATTCAACGGCGTGCTCGACGCCGTGTTTGACGACTTCCCTTGGCGCATACCAAGAAGGCCGTTCCTCCACAACACATCCTGAAGCACTGCAATGATGGCAAAAATAAACCGGACCCCTTTCTCCGTGCGACCAGGACAGGATGGGTATCTTCGCATTGAACCCCCTCCTGCTGGCGCTACACTCCGGGCAGATCGACCTCCAACTGCCCCGGCCTGAAGACAGGAATCCCCTCGCTAGGGATTCAAATGTTGGCACTTCTGAATTGTACCCCTAAAAAAAGTTGTGCGCAAATGTGAATGTGTGTAGAATTACACTGATGCCACGCCTAACAATCACTATCAGCCAAGACCTGCATCGCTTGGTCAAACACCAAGCGGTTGAGCAGGATATAACCATTAGGAGACTCGTAACTGATGTCCTCAAGACGTACCTTCATGAACAGACATGGCCTGCCGGACTGCATAGCGGCAGTGCTGACCTTCGAGAGCTATACCAAGGGGAACAGCCATGCGTCAGTGACGGAACTGATCCAAGCGCCACGAGTTAGGCAGCTACGCAAGAGCGGTTTAGAAGAAGATGTGATCGACCGCCTATGGTCATCTTTTGGGACCGCTTGGCATCAGTACGCAGACAATGCTCTCAAGCAGTTCTCCGACGAGTACATCGTTGAAGAGCGTTACTACCATACCATCCTAGGGTGGGTGGTGTCCGGGCAGGTAGACATCCAGATCCCCAACGGGGATGGGACCTATCACCTCTACGACTGGAAGGTCACAACAGAATCCAAGATCGAACGGGGAGTCGCTGCTGAATGGGAGCAACAGCTTAACTCCTATGCCTACCTAATCAAACAATCGACAGGTAGGATAATCTCTGGCGCTTCAGTCATCGCTATCCTGCGAGACCACAAACGCAACGTCTTCAAGTCAAACACAGAAGGTCCTATCACCCTTCTAGACATTCGCCTTTGGCCTGAGGGAATGCAGCAGGAGTACTTGGTCGGTCGCGTCAAGGCCCATCAGGAGGCCGAGGAAGCTATGACATTCGGCGACCCACTACCAAACTGTTCTGACCAGGAGCAGTGGAGAATGCCCGACAAATTCGCCGTAATGGATCCCAAGAAGTCCAGGGCCGTAAAGATCTACGATACGCAGGAGGAAGCAGACGAACGAACGAAGGAAATCAAAGAAGGCTGGGTCGAAATACGCCCCGGCGTACCTCGCAAGTGCGAGGGGAACTACTGCGGAGTCGCCAGCAAGTGCGACCAGCGTAGGAATGAACTCAAAGAAAAGATTGCACCAAGAGGAGAACTAACCCCATATGTCTGAAAAGAAACAAGTTATTGCAGCAATATCTTCAGTGATGAAAGCAGTGGCGTATGTATTCAAGGCCGGGAAGAACGAGTTCCACGGCTACAAGTACGCCACAGAGGGAGATGCTTTGAACGGTTTGCGTCCTCACTTGATCGAGAATGGGATCGTCATCATTCCTGATGTCATCTCCTGCTCTGGTCCTGACGAGTACGGGAACACTACCGTTGCCGTCAGGTACTCCATCCTGCACACCTCAGGAGAGGAGATCACCTCCACCTTCTACGGTTGCGGGAACGACAGAAACAAGAACGGCATCGGCGACAAGGGCCTATACAAGGCCATGACCGGAGCCAACAAGTACTTCCTGCTCAAGACGTTCCTGATTGAAACAGGCGACGATCCTGAGCGGGACGAGAACCAAGCCGCAGAGTTCCAAGCACCTGCCAAGGTAGCGCCTAAGCCTGCTCCTGCCCCCGCTCCTACTCCAAAGACAAACCCTGAACCCGTTGCAGCACAACAGGAAGACCTGGACGTTGACAGCTTAATCAAGCAGATCTCTGATGAGCTTGCACACTGCTCGTCCAAGGATGAAGCCCGACAGGTTTGGGGCCGTTACAAATCTCACATCGCCCAAGTCAAACTCCAAGCTCCTAACCGGGAGCAGGAACTGACCAACATCTTCACCACCCACGCTAAGAAGTTAAAGTAACCTAAAAGGAAAACAAGGATAATGGAAAACAAATACCTAGACTCCGGCGCATTGTTCGCCAACGACCGCAAGCAGAACGAGAAGGCCCCCGACTGGAAGGGAGATGTCGAACTGTCTGTCGATGTCCTTAAGAAGCTGGCAGTAGAAGCCAAGGAGGGAAAACCTGCCAAGCTTTCCATTGCAGGATGGAATCGTGCTGCTAAGAACGGCAAGACCTTCATCAGTCTGAAGTTCTCTACCCCTTATGTGGCGCAGCAGCCTGCTGGATCTGCCCCGGCCAAGCATAAAGACCCCTGGGAATAAGGAGCATGGGCTGGGGTTTCGACCTCAGCCCTTAACCCATGCCGCAAATTAAGATCATCGCTGCGATAGACCCTGGTCCAGTCCAGACTGCGTACTGTATATTCCTCCAAGAAGCAAGGGGGAAGAATCTTCCTGATGTTTTGTTTTACGATATCGTCAAAAACAAAGATCTAATCGAAGACGTTACCGAATACAAACCTGACCAGATCGCAATCGAAATGATCGCCTCCTACGGCATGGCAGTAGGAGCCACCGTATTCGATACCTGCGTATGGATCGGGCGCTTCGCTCAAGCGTTAGACCCAAAGCAGGAGAAGACAACCTTCATCTTCCGCAAAGACGTTAAGATGCACCTCTGCGGCAGCATGAAAGCCAAAGATGCCAACATCCGGCAAGCCATCCTGGACCTGTACCAAGCCAAGCATGGCGAAGGCGTAACAAAGAAAGGGGGAATGCTGTACAAAGCAAGTAAAGACATCTGGGCCGCAATCGGTGTCGGCCTAACCCATATCAACAATCAGGAGAAGTAATGGAAATCATAGCAGGGACAATCGTCCTCGCGTTAACAGGCGCATCAGTAATTCTGTGGCTGTACATACGAGAGAACGGAATGGCTTACTTCTGGGGGAGACTCGCCGCCAGGACCAAGGCGAATCATGAAGCATCAATCCTCAGGGAAATGAGAGACAAACAACTAATGGAGCAGTGGTGTATAAACAAACAACTAATGGAGCAGTGGTGTATAAATGAGAAACATGAAAGTCAGAACAAAGCACAAGGCTAGATTAATACAGCGTATTATGGACGAACTGGCAGATAAGGCCACTACCGAAGGGCTTATGCCCGAGGACGTGAAGGCCGCACTGGAGAGCGTCTACACAAGCGCGGCGCGACATGTATTGGAAAACAGAAAGAAGAAGGAATAGATGAACGAACTAAAGATTAAACTAAAGACCGCAGGTGCATCCGTCAAGATCCCTGCCTACGCGCACGGGCCTGAGGAGGATGCGGGGATGGACCTCCACGCCGACGAGAACGTCTGGCTGTATCCCAATAGACCTATCCTCGTGAAGACTGGGTTGTTCATCGAACTCCCTCCTGGGTACGAGGCGCAGATCCGTACACGCTCCGGTCTTGCCTTGAAGAATGGGATCTCTGTACTCAATTCTCCTGGCACGATTGATCCCTCTTACCGGGGAGAGATCGGCGTCATCCTCAACTGGAATGGGTACAATCAGGTCGCGTCCCAGCCCTTCGTTGTCGAGAAGGGAATGCGTATCGCGCAGATGGTAGTCTCAAAGTACGAACAAATCTCCTTCGAGCAGGCTGACGCCTTGAGCGACTCCTCGAGAGGCGAAGGTGGTTTCGGTTCTACCGGAGTCTAATGTCTAGTCAAACTACCTACTTTTCAATGGCGGAAATCGCCTGTCGGCACTGCGGCAGATTAGGCATGAATAAAAGAATGCTTGATACGATGAATGAGTTCAGACGCCAGATCGACACCCCTCTGATTGTCACTTCTGCGTACCGTTGCCCGAATCATCCCGTGGAACGAGCGAAGAAAGGTAAGGTAGGGCAACACGTCCTGGGGCTGGCCGTAGATTGGTACAGCCCCAAGCTATCCATGAAAGAACTCTACGAGGAAGTAGAGAAGTCAGGACTATTCAACGGTGTAGGGGTTCCCCCTAGAGGGAACTTCATACACTGCGATATTCGAGATAGGAGAACACGATGGCAGTACGACAGCAAAGGGGAAGATATCCCGTGGGATGGCAAATGGGAAAGCCTAATCCTCTTAACGACACCGAAGAAATCTCAGTCAGCGGGAAAGACCTCAACCTAAAAAGTAAAGAGGATGAGGAGAAGGAACTACCCAGAAGGAAAGACATTATCAGGGTGACGATAACGCACCAAGGAATGCCTGATAGCCTTAGGAGGAAGAACGAAGCGGGGGATCTCGTCATAAAAAAGGATGCCAATAGAGCAATCTACGAGATCGCCGATATCCTCGCGGAGAAGCTGAAGTTCCTGCCTCTCTACAGCGTAAATATCAGGATCTGTAGGTACTCTCTAAATGGAATCCCTGATATGGGCGCGTTCCTAGAAGTCTGTTTGAGGATCCTGCACAGGGCAGGGGTAATCGAACACACGACAGGTCCATACGTTCGCAGCGTAACGATTGATTATGTAAAGACAGACAGGAAGAAAGTCGTCATCCTCGTGGAGCCAATTAAAAACCAAGCAAGCGAGACAGACCAACTCGAAAGCGAAGAGGAAGTTCCTTCTTAATGTCTTTCACCTGACTGGCAACAGAGACCATCTCCTCCTGAATGGAGTTGAGTTGGTCTCTTTTTTCTTGTGCAGACAGATCAGGAGAAGCCATGACAGTTCGCTTCATCTTGTTCAATCTCTCTATGCGCTTCAATGCGGGAGCGATCTGTTTGCCCGTGTACAGCATAGAACGAAGTTCTTCTTGCTGCTCAGGGGACATCTCTCTCTGCCCCTTAGAGACTGCCCTAAGGGTAGAGACTGCCATGGTCGCAGCCTCATCCAGTTCATAAAGATTCTCAACAGCCTTCCTGCCATTAGCGCTCTTAAAGAGTTGTCCCACGGCAGGCAGAAGGTAAGGCTCAGAGAGACTGAACCTTTCAGGGGAAGCAGTCCCCTTGCCATACCCAATCGTCATGCCGATAGCATCCGCAGTAAAGGCCCCTATCGTCCCCGTGTAGCCACGAACGAGATGGTCCAGCTTCACCGGGGACAGGCCAGTCTCTTCCGCGATCTTCTTATACAATTCCGAGGTGTATTCGGTATAGCGCTGCTCTGGTAGCAGGCGTTGCAGGTATGCATTCTCGATAGGCTTCTGAGTATAGAAGTCGAAGTTGGCAGCGTTCTCGTAGAGAGGACGAATGGCCTGGGGGATCAGATCGAATTTCAAAGTACCAATAACCGATCTGGAAATAGCGTTCACTACGTCAGCGCCATCATCCTGTTGTAGATACCAAGCCATCAACCGTTCAGGCAGCATCTTCGTGAGCAACCCGAACTCTTGCGGGATGGGGAACTTCAGTACAGTTCCTTCCTTCACCCCATCAATCCAATCGACAGGAATAAAGATGTTGTTATCTCTCTCCTCGTCAGTTGCATTCTGCCAAGCCTTCGTCCCGGCCATCGCAGCGGCATACGCCATAGACAAGCCAGCAACGTATGCCATGCGGATCCGCGCAGTCCTAGCCCCATCAGGAGCCAGTTCTTTAGGAACCATGGGATCGCCCTTCACCGTCCGGTAGAAGACATCTAAGCCCTGAAGACGTGCATTGAAGAACGGAAGCAAAGCAACAGCGATCTGAGCGCCACGAGATGTACCGCGCCGAGAAAAGTTGATCGTCTCCATCGCGGCGAACAATGCCTCTGCCTCGTCTCCAGTCTTCTCCAAAGCGTTCTTGTATACCTGGACCCTGCTGATTCCTTCGGACGCTTCAGACGCCTTCTCTAGAAGGCCTAAGGGCTTGGCGAGAAGACCTAAGAACTTCTGCATCGTGTCCTGCTGCCCTATCCCGATCTTCTCTCGAATAGCAGCAGCGGTCTTCTTGATGTTCTCCTGGCGTATACCACTGCCAGAAACGCCTGCCTGCTTTAAGCGTTGGAACTCAGGTGAATTACGGATAACAGAGATGATGCCATCCTTATAATCACCGATAGGAGGGATAAGGTTTGACCCCAACCCGCCCTGCATCCATACCTGCAAGGTATCCCGAACAGGGTTACGAAGGATAAAAGCAGGGCCAAGGGTAACGCCCTTGCGAAGCAAGCTGGTTAACGATCCCATCATCTTCAGAGCATCTTGAACAGGGATCGTGCTTTTGGCGACGGCATCGTAGACCATTGGGTCATCGACCTGATAGAACTTCTTCTCGCCATTCTGCCGAACAGTGATCACGTTGGAGCCAGGATCTTCTTTCATCCGGCGCTTGACCTTTGGATTCTGAGGATCCGTCTTGACGGGAAGCTCCTTCATGTATCCAACGGTTAAGCCATCCCTTACCACCCTATTCGCTGCCACGTTCTTCATGGCAGTGCCAATCATGAAGTAGGTGTTGTAGATGATGTTCTCCATCGCATCGTTGACGCGAAGGTTCCGACCGGACAATGCCTTGGCGGCGGCTAGGTTCGTTGCTTTAGTGCCAACCTTAGGCGCGTCTACTTCACCAGTCTCAACATCTCCATCGGGAGTCTTGACGGTAGGCAGGCGATAGAAGGGGATGTAGTAAGCCTGCTTCCAGGACTCTCCCATCTTGCGGCTAATGAAGTCGCTCTTAACGAGGACATCAATCAGGTTGTCATTGAACGCCTTGAATCTATTCATGGCGCTTTCAATGTCTGCGTCACCCTTGAAGGTGTCCCAGGTACGACGAACGTCATCAATGTCGATTACGCCACCAGGATCTTTACCTTGAGTTTCGGCGAGATCCAGGTACCTCTTAGCATAAGAAGCCTCGAAGAACTCTTCCAGTTTGTTCTCAAATCCGGGCTGAGAAGCAGGCATGGATGCCAGCTTATTGAAGATCTGGATAGGAGAGTTCTCAGGGTTCTCTTCTGCCGTGAAGATCCTGCCGTCGTAAGAGAAGCCTCCATATTGCAGGCCAGCCATCGCAACATCTTGGGCCTTATCGGAGAACAAAAGACCTTGGTATGCGCCAGAAGCAGCAGCAAGATACTTGGAATCCCCCGTCTGCTGATAAGCCTTGATCGCGTATTCCTTAATAGGATCGTAGCGATCTAAGAACTTCTGCCGGAAAGAACCCTTGCGATCAACAGAGAAGAAGTCGTAGATCTTGTTAACCAGCCCCTCTTTAGAGGGAGGTGCAAACGCTCTGACAATTCCACCAGGGGTGACCTGTGGCGCTTGAGGCTGAGTAGATGAAGGCTGAGCCGTTTGATATAACGACTCCGCAGACTCATCCTGAGGGACCATCAAATCCGCCTTAGTCTTCTTAGCGCCTCCCCGCTTCTTTCCTTTTGGCGCTTCAGGCTCTGGAGTCTTAGGCGGGACAAACTCTCCTACTTTCCCCGCTGGCGCGACCCGGATCTCTCTTGGCGCAGAGACCTCTTTACCCATGCTCGTCTCGTAAGACGGAGTAAACCTTCTCTTGCCAATATCTCCAGTCTTAATCGCAGACAGGACATCTTCGGCAGAAGCATACCCCATCTGGGCAGCAGTGCGACCAAACCCAAGGAACGATTCAACCTTCTTAACTAGACTCTTAGCAGCAGGGTCCAAGCGCTGAGGATCTTTAACAGCCAGATCAGCCGCTGCTTTCGCAATCGCTTCTTCCTTCAGGAGGTTCTCGAGATCCTTCCTCCCGCTGTAGTGCTTCCGGTATTCATCCTCCATGTCCCCCAGATAAGAAACCTTGAAGCGATCCGTCAGCATTCTCCATTCTGCATCGGAGAACATATTCAACTTCTTCATCCCGTGGATAATCTCGTGATCCAGGGTGCCAAGCATAGCCTCTTTCGAGCGGACGCTACCGTCAGGCGAAGTAGCAAGATAGATAACCCTGTCAAGGTATTGTCCATTAGCTGGAACAATATCACCCTTAGCATCCCTAATAGCATTAGTAATGCCTAACAGGAACAAGTCTTCCATCTTGCGCTTCTTAAGCGCCTCTACTAAATCCGGCGCGTATTGAGAAGCTATCTTCTCATCGAACTCGTTCTGAGTCTTCGTCTCTTGCGCCAGATTGAATGTCGTATCTCCTGAGGGAGGAGTCGTTTTTATCAACTGATAGAGAGGGCCAGGAGCCTCAGGCTCAACGAAGTTCTTCCCGTCTACCTCTACAATATCTCCACGCTTTTGCATAAGAGATATCATCTTGAGAGCATCAGAAGTAGGAAGATCAAACTGTTTCTTGAGAAGAGAAGTAGTGATCGGCGTATCAGGGTTTGCCTTCAAAACATCTTGAGCTTCCCGATACTGAGTCGTAGTGAAGGGCATACCTTCAAACTGCTTTCGCTCCAGGATCTCTTCCGGAGTAATCTCCAGACTCCTGATATCCCCTTCTTGGACCGCCTTGTCTACAATCTCCTGTTCAGAGGTAGAGGGGACAGCAGAAGGGAAGAATCCAGGCCTGCTTAGTTTCTCGTAAGGCTTGCCGTAAACTGCTTGCGCGGCGCGTCTCTGCCTTACATCCGCAGGCTCAACACTGGAGCCTTCTACCCCCATAGCAGTGCGAATGCCAGCCTCTTCTACAGCGTCTTCGTATTCCTTCTTGTTGATCTCAAGCCGAGTATCGACAAGAGATCCCAGTTCAATCTTCTGTGTATCTGTCAGCTTCCCTAGGGGACGCTTGAACTCCGTCCGCGCCAGATCAGAAGCGATACTGAAGTTGGACTCAATCCTTTGGCTGGCAGAGGCGAGTGTTTCCTGGCGCTTGTACGTCTCTTCCATCATGAGATCAACAAGCGCAGGAATATCCGTAGGCGCTAAGCTCTCAGGGGATTCAATACCCATCTGGGAGAATACGCTCTGCGCCACATCAGGATTCGCCTTGGCGAAAGCCTTGGCGTCCTTCAAGTCTTTCTTTGCTTTTACCTCTTGCGCCTTCTCGTAAAGACGACGAGATGCCTCAGCAGATCTTTCGTTCTGTTCGTCAAGTTCTTGAAGTTGTTGATCGGCTTGGTCGATCTGTTCTTGAGTGGATCCAGCAGGAAGCATTAGGACCCTACCCGTCTTGGTCTCAACCTGGGTGAAGTCCCCGCCAGGAGGTAGCTGCTTCTGGAATCCAGCTTGCTGCTTCTCTAAATCACTCTGGATGAATAACCTGCCAGCCGCCTCGCCAGCCTCTTGACGCTCTCTTCTTCCCTGCTTTATCTCTTCAATTCGTTTATTGATATCTTCTGCGGTAAAGCTAGAAGGGACCTCGATAGTCCCCACCTCCGTATCGAACCGCATAACGGGGCCACCCTCAGGTAACAGGCCAGCAACCCCAGAAGGAACTTCTCCACCCTGAACGATAGACTCTGCAATCTTTTGAGTTTCTTTTTCTTTCGGAGTCTTTCGATCTACAACGCGAGACTTTCCTGTCAAGGGGTCTACAAATAAAGTCGTCTGCGCCGCAGTCTCAGGAGTTACTGGAGGGGCAGACTGCTCACGCACGGCCCTTGCCCTAGCAGATTCCAATCCAGCTTTAGCCTGCTTAGCCTGGAAGATCTCGATGCCACCTTGAATGGCGCTACCTCCTAAGCCACCCGCAATCAAAGACTCTTTCAAGCCTTCTGTTATCTGTTGCTCAGGGTTGTATCCGTAATTAGCAAGGAAGTTCTGAAGAGTATTCTGCGCCCCCTCAACTGGCGCTTCTACTACTCCACCTTTAATGGCAGCGCCAGCGTATCCAGTCAATCCCATCCTTGCCCTACGCGCAGCATCTGCTTCCAGTAAGGCATCCGCAATGAGAGCATCCTTCCCAGCGGCTCCTGCAAACCTCTGCTCGATCTCTTTGACTACCTTAGGATCTAATCCTTCGGCCAGTAGCTTCCCAATAAGAGGAACATTTCTTAGGCCAGGAAGATTCAAGAACTTGCCTACAGGCAACGCTTCTAAGGCAGCAGTTCCTACGCCAGCAGCAGCAGATAGCCCAAACTCTTGGGCCTCAGAGATATCTTTGCCTTCCTTTCTCGCTTCCGCTATCTTCTGAGACTGCTCTCCCGCTCCCCCCACGCCGGAAAGAGCAGAGCTAAGAGCAAGCGCACCACGACCACCAAGCCCCAGCCCCTTCGCAACGATACCTGGGCCTAGGTAGGTTGCGATGTTACCGACAAGACGACCCCCAGCGCCACCCATACTTTGGCGCTGTTCTTCGTCAAGCAATTCCTTGGATATGTCAGTTCCAAACTGAGAGATCCCCTCGCCTGCCTGCTTGAGAGCGTCAATCGTAGTGAGAGCGCCGATACCAGACACAGTAGTGCCAACGCCTTGAGCGATACCCTCAGGAATGCTTCCCAAGAAAGCACCAGCTTGAGAGAGAAGGCCGGGAGAAGGCTTCTCCTGGCTGGGAGCAGGGGCAGTCGGAGCAGCAGTAGAAAGCCTATCGGCTTCTGCGTTTGCATACCTGACCAACTCATCCCCCTGCAATTCAGAGGGAACTTCAACAAGGCCGAAGCCCGTTACATACACTTGCTTTACGGCCATACTGTCACCTGATAGATATGATAGTCTACTTCTGGTTAGAACTGATTCTTGGGATCACAGGGATCTTGAGTTGCTGAAGAATGGTGGGGAGCACGACATCGTTGTATGTATCAAGGCTCTTCTCTAGGTTCATGTACCTTTTGTTGAGAGCATCTCTTTCTTTAGCGCCAGGAGGAATCATCTCTAGTTGCTTCTGTGTGGCTTCCATCTGTTTAATGATTGCGTTTTGCTGGTTAGATACACCAGCAAGCGCATTCTTTGTTTGATCCCCGCGATCACCACGCATTGCTGCCTGTCTCTCTTCGGATCCAAGCCGTTGCATATTCATCTGGAACCCAAGAGCGCCTTTAAGGGCTTCCATTTGGAACTCAGATTCTTTCAATTTCGAGTCGTAGAATCGTTTCTCGGATTCGCGAAAAGCCTTATTGCGTTCCTCGATGAGAGTTCTCTGGTTCTGCTGAGCAACCTTATACGCCTCGATTAATTTGCTCTGATCAAACTGAGAGAGTTGCAAGGCAGCAGCGCCTGTCTTCTGGCGCTCGTCCTGCTTCATCTTGTCCAGAGCAACCTGCGCCAGCATCGCAGTATTTAATTCCTTCTGTTGTTCTCGCTTTGCAGTATCGTAAGCCTGAGATCCAACACCAATACCTTGTGCCAGGAGACTGGCAAGGCCAACGCGGTTGTCTCTGTTGGATGCCATAGCAGCGCCTGCTGCAATCAAAGCATCCCCCAACCTAGGGCGACGAGCCTTAGCCTGCTCCATCTGCTGGCGCACAACATTCTCAGCAGAACCGTAGTCGGTCTCTCCCTGCAACTGCCTGATCTGAGCGAGATAATCCTCAAAAGGTTTAGCTGCAAACTGACCACGGATCTGGCTAGGGTCTATCCCTAGACCAGAGGTGTCTGCCATTCTCGCCGGGGTTGATCTTAACTGCTGCAACCCCTGATTGAGCCTATCTACCCCTTCCCGGAACTGCTGGATCGGAGGTCCGTCTGCATACCTAGCAACATGACCTCCTCCTGCCATGGCAGCAACCTGAGGAGGAGCAGCCTGCATAATACCCTGAGGCTGTCCCTGCTGCGGTTGCCCTTGCTGCATCTGCATCTGCTGAGGCTGCATCAGGTTCTCTGCCGTCTGTTGAGCAACAGACTTGTTCTGCGCCTGAGAAGCCTGAGACTTTGCGTATTCAGCACGAACCTGTTCCCGGCGCTTCATCTCGGCAAGCACCAGATACGGAGGGACAGCCGTAGGGTTCTGATTCGCCTGCACTAGCTGCTGGTCAGAAAGGTTCTTTAGAAGATCTGCTGCTTGTATGAGATTCATGCTCTACCTATTTGTTCAACTGATTCATGAGGAGACCGCCGCCAGCGCTGATAAGGCCACTCAAGCCTCCACCCGCAGGACGCTGGAACTGAACTCCCTCTACCTGCATACCAGTCGGGACACCACCTAGAATACCCTGCAAGAAGTTCATCTGCTGATATGGGAAGTTCTGCTGGTTGATAAAGTCTTGATATGCAAGATCCATTGCCTGCTGGGTACGAGCGTCAACCGCTCCACCAGCCTGCTGCATCGCGGCCAGACGTTGCAGTTCAAGCTGCTGCGCCACACCGGGGATGTTCATCATCGTAGAGCCTAGACCCGCCAAGCCAGCAGCGCCAGCCTGAGTCTGCTGCATCGCCGCCAGTCTGTTCTGGAAGCCACGCTGACGAGCCGCTTCCTGCTCCGCAGAAGCCTGCTTAATCGCATCCAACTGCATCTGCCAAGTAGACAAGTCCCCAGACTGAGAAGCCTTTGCCGCTTCAAGTCCAGCTTGTGTCGCCAACTGCTGGGTAGCTAAAGCAGACTGTACATTGCCCTGCTGTGCTGTCAAGCCAGCCTGTTGATTCGCTAACTGGGCCTGTAGAGCCTGCTGTGCAGCAAGCTGCTGCGTCCCTAGACGAGCAGCGAGGTTCTCGCGCCCAGCCGTGAGGCCAGCCTGTTGGTTGGCAAGAGCAGCCTGAAGATTCTGAGCAGACTGACCACGGAGAATGTCTGCCGTTGTGCCGTACTCCGTAAGACCTGCCTGCTGCCGCGCCTGTTGATTGGCAAGAGCAGCCTGCAATCCAGTCTGAGTGCCAAGCTGTTGGGCAGCAAGAGAAGCGCCCAAGTTCTCTCTACCTGTCGTCACACCAGCTTGTTGATTGGCGAGGGCCGCCTGCAAAGCAGACTGCACGTTCGCCTGCTGAGACGCAAGAGAAGCAGCACGATCTCTCTCAAACTGGCTTTGAGCACTCTCAAATGCTTTCTGTCTTCCTACTGCCTCGATGTCTCCAATCTGGCGCTGAAGAGCTTCCTCTGCCATCCCTTCCTGGATAGCCTGACGACTGCCGCCGAAGGCACCAGCGCGTACAGCCGACGCACTACGGCCTGCTTTCTGCATTGCCGCTTGACGAGCAGCTTCTCGCTTCTGCGCTTCCACAACGGCATCCATGTACGGAGACATATACTGCTGAGCCTGAGGCTGACCGAAGGCTTCTACCCGTGTACGATCAGCAGCGACTCGCTCCGCTGGGCCCATCTGGAATTGCTGAACCTGAGGCACACCCTGAACCTGCGCAGCGTTAACCCCACCCAACCGACCCAAGATGTCGATGCTTTCTCCAGATACACCTACAGGCTTATCTAGTTGAAAATCTTCTAGCTTAGCAGCGGTCACCCCAGTGGGATCCCCGATTTTGGGCGCGGTTAAGGGATCTATTTTGATCGGACCCTTGAAGCCCATCTCTTTAATCCCAGGCATCAAGCTCATCAGGTAGCTATCTTGATCCTGAGAGCGCATGGTCCGCTCGAGGAATTCCCGGCCAGCGGTAGCAGCGTCTCCCGCAATGTCGGTAGCGTAGTTGATGTTCCTTACACCCTTACCGAAGTCAGTCCCAGCACTGATCTGACCTTCAGGGGTAAAGACACTAGGAAGATTCCCAGCGCCACGCAAAGCATTCAGCGTCATGTCGCTTGCTTTGAACCCAACGCCAGGAGCGTATTGCCCAAACTCAAGAGGATTGCTAGTAGTACCGAACTGCATAATCCGCTGCTGTCCGTATACAGGAGGAGGATTGAAGATATTCGCGATGCCGGAATTGCTAGCAAGATTTGGATTCGCGGCGGCAAATAGATTCTGGAATCCTCCCATAGAAGGAGTAGAAGCGGCACCAACCCCACCGATATTAGGGCCAGAAAAACCAGCCCCAATAGCAGGGACATTGGCGGATTTATTAAAGCCGCCCATAGCCTTGAAGACATCAGGACTTTTTTCAGTACTAGGCTTGGCACCAGGAGCGAACCCACCACCAAGCTGCTTACGAATAGCACCACCCTTGCGGTAGTTCTTTACCTTGCCGTCATCACCAATATCAAACTGAGCAAGAGAGCCACCACCCGCCATGCCCACATTAGAAGTCTTCGCGCCAGAAGCATAGGCGCGATTGTTCTCTTCGATCATCCGGTCGATAGCAGAGACATCTCCTCCTGAACGAGCGACATCCGCTCTCAACATATTAAGAGAAGCAGTCATCTCACTAGGAGTCTGACCAGGACGAAGCTGCTGCTGAACTAGCCCTGCGTTAAAGGCGTCAGAGCCTCCCAGTTCGATTAGATTCTGAGGTGGAGGGGAAACAGGACCCCCTACATTCGTGCTTGATACAGAGCCTCCCAAGAGCGAAGCAAGGCCCCTTGCTTGAGTATCCGTGGCGTATTGATTCGGGTTATACCCTGCTGGGGTTTGAGTTGTACCAGCAGCGCCAGGAGAATAAATCGACGCAAGAGGAGCAGTAGAGCCAACAGGAATGCGATAGTCTTGGCTGCCATCAGCGCCAACCCCGGCACCTCCACCTACAATCCCGCCAGTACCTGGGATGGCGGCCCCGCCGCCACCGCTAGTCCTGCCGCCACGAGGAGGTGGAGTGTATGAAGGTTGGGTATATGAAGGTGGAGTATATGAAGCTGGAGGTGCGGTGACATCAGTTCCAATATTAACCGTTGGACCACGGGTGATATGAGGAGGACGATTAAATCTTTCTAAATCAGGATCGAAGAAAGTGTCGGTCGTGTAGGCAGAAGTTGCGGATGGACCTCTAGTAACATTGAATGGATTAGTGCTACCAGGAGCGGTGACAAAGCCAGTACTGGTGCTTTTGTCGTCAGCCGTCAACCCAACAGGCATATTCTCTCTAAGTTCTTGATATTCCTTCAAGATCTTTTCGATAACACTGTCTTCAACCATCCCTCCTTTCGCCATACCTCTCGTTACGACTTCCCTGTACGCCTCAGGGATATAGGTACGGGTCTTGGGATCGTAGACCATCCCTAGAAGATTAGGCAATCGGGAACCAGGAGACCGAAGAGTAGCAGCAATCCCCTGTTTCTCTTGAGATTCCGCCTCTGCACGAGTATTATCTGGGGTAGTTCCGCCTCCACCGCTTGGCGGTTGATTCGTTGCGGAAGGAGTTGCTCCTCCAAACAACTGCTCAAATCTTCCTTGAGTAAACTGCTGGCGCAGGTAAGGCTCTGTAAAGGCAGAGGAGAACGCAGCGTTAAGAAGAGCAGAACGGTAGTCTCTTAAGTACTCAGGAATGTCCTGAGATTGCACATTAGTCTGAATTGGATCTGCCATATCTGCTCCTAAACAGGGAGTACCCTGCTGTCCTTTACCTTTCCAGGTTGTTTCGTTGTCCCAGTACGGTCCTTCCGCACTCGATCCATCATTGCGTACAGCTTTCTCGCGCCAGCTTCACTACTGCCGTCTCCTAAACCAGAGACAACATCCGCAGGGATAATAAACTCATCGTTAGACAGGAGAACCTTCTGCCCTCCTCGCGCCATACGAGCAGTAGCCATGTCATCCATGCCGTTGCCAGGACCCTTTATCAAACCTTCAGGAGATTCGATCTCTTCTTCCGGCGCTTCCTCTCCAGACATCCGCTTGTGCAGATCCTGAAGCGCATCCTTGCCGTAGTACGCGATATAGGTATTCAAGGCTCCTTCTGGATCCTCGCCTTCTCCTCGGATCGCTTCCATGGCGCGGCGTATAATCTGTTGTGCCTTTTCTTCCTCAGGTTCGAGAGAACCTCCCTCTGCGAAGCTCCTAGTCTCATCGTCTTCGGAAGGGGCAGGAGGGGCAGGGGTAGCTAGTGCTTGCCGAAAATTGAAAAGCGGGGTCCCCATCGGGAGTACAGCACCAATCCCTTGACCCTGCTGCTGAGGCTGTTGCTGAGCGGGAGCCTGATTGAGTTGAGCAACGCCAGGAATCGCGAATCTTTGACGAGCATACTCTCTCTCGTTGATGCCCTCGATATATTTACGGGCATCCGACAGTTGCTGCTGATTGCTTTTCTTTTGGTTTGGCGCAACCGCTCCAGCGGCTAGGCCAGTAGCGCCAGCGATTGCAGCAGGTAAGGCTACTGTCTTAAGTAGCGAAGACATACCAGCACCAAACATCTTTGCGGCTGGACCACCAGCAGCGCCACCAGTAAATATGGTGAGACCAGCAGCCGCCGCACCTAATCCTATCGCCCCTAGCAATTTCTTCCAGGAGAAAGCTTCGTACATCCCGGTTTCCGGATTCAGCGTAATCCGAATCTCAGGATCCAACTGGCGCAGTATCGCTTCCATCCCCTTCAATTCGCTGGGATGAATATGCAAAAGGGCGGAATCCCCGCCCCGGCCTTTAGCAGCTACCTGCCTTGCAAGAGACTCAATACCTTTGCTCATGTCGTTACCGTCACCGTACCCAGTTTAATCTTTAACGTGTTGCTTGGAGCAAAGACTTGTCCTTGCAATACAATCTTTAGCACTCCATCTCCATCTGCCCACACCATGCCTTCTCTAAGCCCGTATCCACTTCTTGGGCATTGCAGGAGCATGATAGATGCACCCACCATCTCTCCAGGAATCCTTTGGTTATATATATGGATCCCTAGATTCTTGATAAGAGAGTCGAAATAGGTTTGATCGTATTGCGATGGAGGCTTAGGAAGAGTCTGTATTGGAGTGTTGCGGTTCATTTCATACCGTCCGCTTGAATCTGAAGACGGCTAGACCCAAGCCTCCACTTGAATACAGGCTCCGACCCCAAAAGACTTGGGTAGGATTCGACCTTCATAACAATCTGCCTAGCCCTGATCCTAAGATTCTTTTGAGTAGACTCCGGCTTAGCACCCTGCACAAGGACAGTGTTCGTCTGGTATCCTGACTGGCTCATAGGATAGTTCACGCCAGAGATCTGGAAATTTACCTTCTTCGTTACGCCAACAGGGCTTACCCTTGGATCGTTAACGAACTGAATATCAGGTATGACCCTGCTGATGAAAGAGAACTGCTCTCCATCGTCAATGTCAATTGGCCCAGAAGTGATGAAGGCGTTTATGTTGTCGCCATCAGCGGTGTATCCAATTTCATGCTGGTAAAGGATAGTAGTAGTATTAACACTGCCCAAGAAAACGCCACTTGGGTAAGCGCCAATCGGGTATCCATCCGTAGCGAGATCCAACCACGCCGTCCTCTCCATCGTTCCAATGGTCCAAAGGTTCTCAACGTAGTTGTAGCAAACGTATTTGCTGTTCTCGGCGAAAGCATCAGAGACGCTGGGATACCACCAGTAGACTTCATTGAACTGGGCGTTTACCCCAGCAGTTACCTTTTGCTTCTGAGTCCAATCTAGATCAGAAAACACATAGCTAAGGACAGTACACTCCATCTTCACAACACTTCCGCTGTACATGTAGAAGTTGTTGTTGTCCATCCAGTACACTGTGCCTCTGGCGTCTACGCCAGCCTTCGGCCCGATAATCGAAACAGACTCACCGATACGAGTGAAGCTGAAGGTATAAGGCGGTCCCGTGTACGCCATTGCGAAAAGCGCCTTGTCGGTAAAGACAAGGATCTGTTGCTGGGTAGGAATAGCCGAAACGATCTCAGAGCCGTTGGAGACGGTGAATCCTCCAGCTGTGTTGTCCGTTCTAGGCTCCCAGTCCAGGTAATCTTCCTGAGAAGACCACCGAACCAGCAAAAGATTCTGGCCCGAGGAGCCGATATCGTTGCAGCCAAAGGCAATCAAATGCCTGTCAACGTCAGAGACAAGAATCTGAGAGGCTACCGTAGGAGCGTCGTTAGCTCCAGCGATAGAAGACAAAGACACTGCCCTTGTATTGAGAGGGTCAAGCCCACTGGCGGTCCAGTAGTAGATGTCCCCATACCTGGGGTTGATAACCAAATCCTGGCCGTAGTTAGAGTTCGACCAGAACCTGAGATTATCCGTAGGCCCGATAGGAGAAAAGGCGCTACCCCAGGGGCCACGACCCCAAGGGCCTGATCCCCATCCGGTAGAATACACCTGACTGTTTAAGCCTACGTTAAGCTGGAAAGCGGCGCTGATGCTAGCGCCCCCACCTGAAATAGAGGGGGTGATCGTAGCGCCATTAGGGAACACAACGTAGAAGCTAGTGGCGTCTATGACTTCTGTGACTTGAACTTCTACATTCAATTGATCTGCGGTGAACCCGTCAAACCCAGTAGCGCCAGAGAATGTCACCCAGTCATACTGGATCGCATCGTGGCCCGTAGGAGTCGTCACCTTCATCTTCCCAGTCCCAACAACCTGAGTCTGGAAAGGGTCGGTCCCTAACGCTATCGTTGTCCTGATCGGAGTGATGTCGTTAATGTACTGGCCAGCTTCAATGTAGTACTTCTGGTTCGTCCCTATCCCTATGAATCGCTCTAGAGATAGGGATGTCCATTGAATCAACGACCTGCAAGTCCCGTAGATGGTTTCAGCATTTGCATACGGTTGCCATCCACCGATTACCTCAGGGAATCCAAGCCTAAACCGGATCTTGTCTGCGTCGTACCAGAGACCCTCAGCAGAGTATTGGGTTACGTCTTTAACAATCCCAGGCTTAGGTTGAATTTTTACAAGAGGCATATCAGACTAGATCTGGCTTGAGATCTTCCTTCTTCCTGCTGGCCTTAAGCTCATCGCTAAAGACCGTAAGGGCAACATTCAATTGATCGGCACCAAACTGCAACTGCGACAACTTGTTCTGGATATCGCTGATCTGAGAAACCAAGTACTTCTGTCGGTCGGTCAGGTCACTAACAAATACTTTCTCATTGTCAATAAAAATGAATTGTTCAGAGTTCATGCAATCCATTCTAGTGCAATGATGTGCATTACTGCAATGCCTGAGATGCTTTCATCTGCTGGTAAGCGGCTTCAACGGCACGAGCTAGGATCTCCTTGGGGACATCAGGAAGCTT